AAAAGGCATATGAATATCTTCCTCTTTGGTTGCAACAAGGTATCATTGTTTGGAATAAAAGAAACATTGAATTAGAAAATGGGTCAAAGATATTTGCTTATGCAACTTCTGCCGCTGGTGTTCGTGGTGGCACATATAATTGCATTTCTGGTGACTCTGAAATTACTCTAAAAATTGGCAAAAAAATATTCGTTGAAAAAATAAAAAATTTGTCTAAAATAATTGCTAACTCGTCTAAATATAATATAACTGATTTTGGAGACGAATATGTTCTTAGAAAACAAATACACGAAAATATATTTTCAAATTATGCAAAAAAATTGGCTAATCAACGAACAAACTTCAACAACGGAAAAACATCATATAATTCCAAAACTTATGGGTGGTACAGACGAGAAAACGAATATTGTTTGTCTTCCGGTCAGAGTGCATTTAGTTGCCCACAGAGTTTTATTGAAGATTGTTCCAAAAAAATATTACAGAAAAGCTTTGTATGCTTATTCAAGGATGATAAGTGGTCATCAAGGGAAACTTTTGAATTTGAATTACAAAGAACAGACACATCTAATAAAAGAACTTTCGTTGAGTCAGACAATTCGTATGACTGGCAGGAAACATTCACAGGAAACAAAAAACAAAATATCCAAAGCAAACAAAGGGAAAATTCTTTCAGAAGAAACCAAAAAAATAATTTCGGAGAAAAACAAAAACCAACTAAAAGGTCGTCCAAAAACAGAGGAACACAAGAAAAATATTTCTCTTGGCCTAACTGGTTTGAAAAAATCGTTAGAACATATAAACAAAATAAACAAAAATCCAGAGAAAATAAAGAAGACAGCAGAAAAACATCGTGGTATGAAAAGGTCTTTAGAAAGCCGTTTGAAAATGAGTTTGGCAAGAATTGGGAAAACACCTTGGAACAAAGGGTTGAAAATGAAAACGATGAGCTAAACATTCAAGTTTTGACTAATGAAGGATTCAAAAGATTCAATGGAGTCAAAAAAACAAAAAAACAAAAAACTATAAAATTATATTTTACAAATAATAAAAATTTAGTTTGTACCAAAAATCATAAAATTTATACAAAAAAAGGTTGGAAAAATGCTAAAGATTGTTTGAATGAAAGTGTATTGATCACAAATAATAATTACGAAAGTGTATACAAAATTGAAAATGATGAAGTTCAAGATGTTTTTGATTTACTTGAAGTAGAAGATACTCATAGTTTTTTTGCAAATAATATTTTAGTTCATAATTGCATTTTTCTTGATGAGTTTGCATTTGTGCCTCACAACATGGCCACAGAGTTTTTTCAATCAACATATCCTGTGATTTCTTCTGGTCAAACTTCTAAGGTTATCATTGTTTCTACGCCAAATGGCCTCAATCTTTTCTATAAGATGTGGACTGACGCTGTTGAAAAACGAAGCCTCTATAAACCAATTGAAGTGCATTGGTCACAGGTGCCAGGCCGTGATGAAAAGTGGAAAGAAGAAACTATTCGCAATACATCAGAAGAACAATTTAGAGCTGAATTTGAAACGGAGTTTATTGGTTCTTCTTCCACCTTAATTACTGGTGCCAAACTTAGGTCGTTGGCCTTCCATGACCCACAATGGCAAGAAGAAAATTTGGACATATACGAACTACCACAACAAGGTCGCCTGTATATTGCCACCGTGGATTGTTCAGAGGGTGTTGGTTTAGATTATCATACCATTAATATCATAGATGTGACGCAGGTGCCTTATCGGCAGGTTGCTAAATATAGGAATAATAAACTGCCTCTTTTGTTCTTTCCAACAGTCATTTATAGCCTGTGCAAAAGATACAATGAGGCCTACGCATTGATTGAGACAAATAATGTAGGCCAACAGGTAGTAGACATTTTACATTATGATTTGGAGTATGAATATGTTTATAAGATTGACCATCACCACATCAAAGGTCAGACCATTTCAGGTGGTTTCAAAAGAGCATCCAACTTTGGTATTAAAACTACCAAAACGGTTAAGAAAATTGGTTGTGCTAACCTAAAAACCTTGGTTGAATCAGACAAATTACTGATACAGGACTTTGATACAATTGCAGAACTGAATACTTTTGTTCGGGTTAGAGATTCGTATGCTGCCGAAGAAGGTAATAATGATGACATTGTGATGGGTTTGGTATTGTTTGCATGGCTTACCGCACAGTCATATTTCAAAGATTCTACAAATATTGACATTCGTAAAGTGTTATTGGAAGAAAACAATATGCTGACTGATGAAGATTTGGCACCTGTTGGTTTCATTGATGACGGCTTAAAACCAGAAGTAACAGTAGATTCTGGTGATGTGTGGACAGAAAAAGGTTACTTATCCTCAAATTTGTAAAAAACTAAATAGAGAATAAAAAGAATTTGACCTATTAACAAAAGGAGAAATCCATGGCATTTCAATTATCCGCTGGGGTAAATGTATCAGAAATTGACCTGACTACAATTGTCCCATCAGTCGCCACTTCAATTGGCGCATTTGCCGGTCCGTTTGCTTGGGGTCCAGTTAGTGAAATAGTAACCATTTCCGATGAGGTTCTTCTTACCAATACTTTTGGTAAACCCGATTCGACAAATTATGAATACTGGTTCTCAGCCGCAAATTTTTTGGCCTATGCAAATAACCTTAAAATTGTTCGTGCAGCTAGCATAGCAAGCACTCGTAACGCTACTGCAAACGGTTCTAACAATGTAGTGTTAATTAAAAACAATGATGATTGGGAAAACAATCGATCAACAGGTTCTTCTAATACTTACGGTGAATTTGCCGCTCGTTTTGCAGGTGCTTTAGGTAACTCTCTTAAAGTTTCTCTGGCAGATGCTGCAACATTTTCTTCTTGGCCATACAATAACAACTTTACTTCTGCTCCAAATACTTCTACCTATGTTCTAAATGTAGGTGGTGGATTTGACGAAGTTCACGCTGTTGTTGTTGACGAAGATGGAAAATTTACAGGTACTGCAAACACGGTGCTAGAAGTGTTTCCGTTTATGTCTAAGGCTTCCGATGCAAAAGACGATAGCGGCAACTCTAATTACTACAAAAATGTAATTGAAGCTCAATCACGATATATTCATTGGATGGATCACCCATCAACTGGTGCTGGCACAGCTTGGGGTTCTTCTGCTAACAACTCCAATTTTGCAAACCTCACTTCTGTTGTTACTCGCTCACTTTCTGGTGGTGCTGACGGTACAGTTTCTACTGCCAATGTGGTAACAGCATACGATTCTTTTGATCCAGCTGAATCAGTTGATATTTCTTTGGTTGTTTCTGGCCCAGCAAATCAAACAATTGCAGATTCTTTGATTTCAATGTGTGTTACTCGCAAAGATTGCTTAGTATTCTTGTCGCCAGAAAAAGCAGATTGCGTAAACAATGCTGGTAATGAAGTTACTGATATAGTTGCTTATCGCAATACTCTTACCTCTACTTCATATGCAGTTCTAGATAGTAATTGGAAATATCAATACGACAAATATAACGATGTATATCGTTGGATTCCATGTAATGGTGATGTTGCTGGTCTTTGCGCTAGAACAGACCTTGAGCGTGATCCATGGTTCTCACCAGGCGGACTCAATCGTGGTATTCTAAAAAATGTCATTAAGTTGGCTTTTAATCCAACAAAAACAAATCGTGATGACCTATATGTAAAAGGTGTTAACCCAATTGTTTCTTTCCAAGGTGAAGGTACGGTTCTGTTTGGCGATAAAACAATGTTGAGCAAACCATCTGCGTTTGACCGAATCAATGTTCGCCGCCTGTTCATTGTGCTTGAGAAAGCAATTGCTCGAGCTGCAAGATTTTCGTTGTTTGAGTTTAATGACCAGTTTACCCGTGCTCAGTTTGTAAATCTGGTAGAGCCGTATATGCGTGATGTTCAAGGTCGCCGTGGTATTACTGACTACCGTGTTGTCTGTGATGAAACAAACAATACTGGCGAAGTTATTGACCGCAACGAATTTGTTGGTGATATTTACATCAAACCTGCTCGTTCTATTAACTTCATTCAACTTAACTTTGTTGCCGTTCGGACAGGTGTTTCGTTTGATGAGGTTGTAGGACAGTTCTAAATAGAGAAACGGGAGAAAATTAAATGGCTTTTTCAGTAAACGAATTTAGAAGTCAAATGGTAGGGGACGGTGCCCGTCCTAATCTATTTGAAGTTTCTATGCCGTTCCCTGGATTCTCTGCACCAGGTAACGCACAAACAAAATTAACATTTATGTGTAAAACAGCACAACTACCTGGCGCAACGCTGGGTGTTGTGCCTGTTCAATACTTTGGTCGTGAGCTCAAATTTGTAGGTAACAGAACATTTGCTGATTGGACAATCACAATTATCAATGATGAAGATTTCATTATTCGTAACGCCTTTGAGCGTTGGATGAATGGTATTAATTCACATAGTCTGAATGTCCGCAGCCCAGCTGCACTTTCACCACTTGGTTATACCGTTGATGGTGATGTTACGCAGTTTGGCAAACAAGGCAACAGTCTGAAGAAATACAAGTTTATTGGACTCTATCCAAGTGATGTAACTGCAATTGATGTTGATTGGGGTTCAAACGATACAATTGAGGAGTTTTCAGTTACTCTCACCTACCAGTGGTGGGAAGCAGTAGCAGACGGTGTAGTGTAAGAAGAAAGGCTTCGGCCTTTCTTCATTTTTATAGGATGATTTATTAATGGCTATTAAGCTCTTCGGCTTTACTTTAGGCTCAAAAGATGTTGTTCAGGCACAGAAACCTGAGCAACCATCTTTTGCACTTCCAACTCCTGCACTTGATGACGGTGCAGTTACAATCACACAAAACGCTTACTACGGTACATATGTTGACCTAGAAGGCGCTGTTCGCAACGAATTAGAATTAGTTACTCGCTATCGTGAAATGTCAAATCATCCAGAATTGGAAATGGCAATTGATGACATTGTAAACGAAGCTATTTCACACGATGATTCTGGTCGCACAGTTAATCTTGTATTAGATAAACTTAAACAGCCAGAAGCCGTAAAGAAAAAAATACTAGAAGAGTTTGAAAATATTCTTCGTATGCTAAACTTTGGTAATCTTTCAGATGAC